ATGAAAAGTGTAATATCTCGTATACTTCCAGCTATTGTCATAATGTTATTCGTTGGTTTTATTGCATATATTCATTTGAGTGGCTTAAGACCCTCATTTTCAGTATTACAGGAGAATAATATCTCAAATCTTAAAACTGGAGAAGTGCTCTATTTTGGTAGTTCAGGCTGTGGAGCATGTCAGGAATTCAATAAAGTTCTAAAAGAATATCAAGATGAAACGCATGCTAAAATTTATTATTGGGATGCCACAGACATGAAAATTGTGAGAAAGGCAGCTGAAATAAAGATTTACAATACTCCAACTATTGTAATGAGGAAGCGTGGGAAACTGGTAATTTCTCAAGGATATAAGAATTTGAAAGAGTTAGAGACTTTTGTAGAAAGCTAGTAGCGATGAAGAAGATTATTTTATACATTGTTTTAGTATTCAGTTTAATTGCAAATGCTTATTTTATTGTTGGACAAACTTACGAAAAGGATATGACGCATCCTACATTGACTATGTATGATAAATTAAATAGCCTGTTGGAAAAAAATTTTGTGTTGCGCAATAATGATGGAAAGAAGCTTATAGTTTATTTTGGAAGGCCGGGTTGTGGTGATTGTAATAAATTTGATCAAATATTGGGGGAAATGATCGACAAATATAAAATTAGTGATAGATTATATTATGTCAATGTTGAGAGGATTCACGAAAATAAATCTGAATGGCTTCAGTTTAAGAAGAAGTATAACATTAAAGGTACTCCGACGTTGGCTATATATAATCATAGAAAATTGTTAACAAAACTAGATTTTGAGGAGCATGGCGGATTCTCTCTTAAAGAACTAGAGATGTGGATTAGTAGAAATCTTGTTTCAGAATAACTAATAATGCAAATGCTTGATTTTTATGGTTATTTCCTAGAAAGTGTGCATAGAATTGGTGTGTCGTTACCATATTCTCATATTCATGCCAACCCTTTTCGTATAAACAAGTATGAATCCTCCCATGGTTTGTACGGGATTAATCGCGTTACCGTACCCTGTTATTTCTTCTTTTCCTCGTGAGGAGTATTTATAGTTTCTTGTTTAAAAAAACTTAACAGTCGTTTCATGACCAATTGTAACGGTTTTTGACGTGTTATATATTGACGATGTTGCTTTGAATAAGCGCCACATGTTTTGCATCTCCATCGTGTTTTCTTTGCACCGGTTTTACCATTCCTAACCATCTTGTTGCTACATACACTACCAATGGGATTATTGCAAGAGTTCATCATTTAATTACAACAGTAGATTAGGTTAGTTTCATTAGAGTATTCTAATTGTAGTCTATTTGCATAATTTAGTATTTTGGGGAATAACCCTATTTCTATTTGTTACAAGTAAAACTTAGAACACCTTATACATTTTATGTGTTATCAAAAATAGCAACAACAATTGTATGGCAAAAAATTATTGGATAGAATGAGTATTAAACCCAATGATAGGTCTTTTATATATTGTAATTACAAAGGAGAATTTCTATGAAATGTCATATTTTTAAGTCTATTGCTGTAGTTGTTGCAGCATTATCAACCTGTGTTTCTCTGGTATCAACTGCTCAAGCTAATGAGATAGTGGATAACGGACCAAGTGTTGTAGAAAGCAATGTCGGTGATGCGAATATAGATAATTATGCTAAGCGTCTTGAAATTATTTTTTCAAAGTATCTCAAGTTTGATGAAATTAATAAAAAATGGACTGTAACACAAGCAGGGGAGTTTTCTCATGTTCCGAAAGAAGTGCTTGAGAATTTAATTCATAAGCTCAATGCAAATGCATCTGTTGGTGAGATTTCGTCTAATGATAATCATGCAGTGCGTTCGAAGGATTATGTTAAATGTATAATTAAGACTACTGGTCTAATCGGTATTACTGGAGTATTTACTGCTACTTTCAAAAAGTTACTTGAAAAGCATCTTTGGAAGCAAGCTGCTATGTATATTTTAAAGGCAGTTGGTTCATCCGCATTTAGAGGTGGAGTTATGGGTCTAGCTACAAGTTTAGCAGCTTCTGCTATTTGGTGTTCGACTCCGTTTAGTGAGTGAGGAGGATATTCTCATGTACAAGGTTCTTATGTTCGTGCTGAAGTTGGTTATGTTTACAGCTGTGAATTTTATGTTCCTTTACTTGTCGATGGTGGTATACGGCCATGATTTTGGTGTGATGTTCAAAACGTATGGGAATGCGCTCGGTCCGTTTACGTTCATGCTTGCTTTGATGACAACGATGTCGTTGCCTAATGAAGGAACTATTTTTGAGGGTAAGCGGCAAAAAAGTGTGTCTAAAAACCCGAGTTATCGTTGAAATACCAAGGAAAACTTGCTGTAGTTAAGCTGAAAAGCTTAACATTTAGTATTACTTGACATTGAAAACAAAAGGGGCTTAGGACAATTTTTAGACATTTTGTGCAATCATAGCACGATGTTCCATAATTGTCTTTTAAGCCCCATTTTAATTCTGTGATTGTTGTAAAAATCAATATAAGTATGAATAGCTTGACGTAATTCTTCTGTACTATCCCAGTTATGTTGCAAGAAGGTTTTCTCTTGCCAGAAGCAGGCTATCTTCTTGATATTAAAAACCATAAATAGATTCAAAAATGCATGTTTAGACCATTTGAGCCAGTCTGTTTCATTATAATTATTCTCTTTAACTACTCTAATCTTGCGCTCTAAAAGTCCAATACGTTGCTTAAGTGGAATTATTTTGCCAGTTGTTGCATTAGAGAAAATACTGAAGCATATAAAAGTTTACTTAATAATTTATTAGCTCTTACTGTTGTTATTACTGATGGGAACGCTGGCGCGTTGAGCGCTATTAAACAAGTTTGGCCAGAGACTCGAGTACAACGCTGTTTAGTACATATTAAACGTAATATACGCGTATTAACTACAAGCAAGCCTAGGCTGCAATCACATAAGGCTTTGTGGGGTTTAGCTAAAAAGTTAGTTAAAATCAGAACGTTGAAAGAATCTGATTTATGGGTTAATTTACTACAGAAATCTTATAACCAGTGGAAAGATTGGCTTAATCAAAAAACGTTCCGTAGGAATGTTTCTGAAGAAAATATTCCTTCTTGGGTAAGAAGTAATCAACAATGGTGGTATACGCACCAGACAGCAAGAAAAGCTTATAATCTGCTTGCTATACAAGTTAAAAATGGTACACACTATTTACCTTTCTTGATCCTTTACTATTAGAGAAAACGAGCGTTCCTATTCCTAGTACTACTAATGCTTTAGAAGGTGGTATAAATTCACAGATAGATAAATTGGTAAGTGTTCATAAAGGATTATCTGAAGATCACATGCGTAGAGCTATAGAATGGTGGTGTTACTTCAGTCGTGAAAATCCTTCAAATCCTAAACAATTTATAACTTCTGAATGTTTTAAACCAAAAAATAAAAAAATTATTATTGATGATAATCCAATCGGACCAGCTCATTTAGACACTGGGTTTAACTTATGTAAAGCTGACTATCATCCAGATATTGCAATCAGAAAAGGGACTATGTGTTAAAGACACGCCGACTAATAGACACACTTTTTGCCGCTTACCCTTAGTTTCCCCCTACACGCACGACAGAATAAATCGGGCTTGACACTGCAAAATCATTCACAAGCATCAAGCCCAATACGTCAATTTCCGATCATTGCAACCATTTTGGATTCACAGCTGGAATTCCCGGATATAAATTCGTATTTTTCTGAGCTGTCAAATAGAGAAAATCTTTATTAACTTTTATTTTTTTCAATAATTTTCCAGTCTTCCTATCAAATCGTTCGATAACAAAATCTTTCAAATCAGAGGTATCGATAATCGATGGTATACGAACTATTTCATGGTTTCCTACCAGCAAACGATAGTTGACGCCCGCTGACGACTCTTGACGCGTAGTTTTATCTAACAATCGGCGAAGAACACCTGTTTGCGTATCAAGAGTAAACACTCGTCCATTCTCGGTATCAACAATATGAATAAGCTTTTCATCGTATGCCTGTGCGTTTATGTAGCCAGCAATCTCATAAGAGACCGTGGTCGGACCATACAACACTTGACCTTTGCTGTTCTTCAATGGAATTGTTGTTATTTTACCAGTTTTCACATCCCATCGCACAAGAAAATGTTCCTGAATAGTTTTAACATCATCAGCAGAATCGCTGTGTTCTACTGCCATATCCTTTGTGCGAGCAGACGATGGACCATACGAATATAAGAAAGTAATCACACCATTGTTGCATCGTGGGCTATAAGCAGCATCAATTACTCCTGTAGATTCATTTTCTCCTTGATATAATTGCTCACCCACCATGTCTTTTTCATGGTGCCGCGATACCTCATTTAGGCCAACATTTGCTTCATTGACCATGCGATACAACACAACTTCATGCTTGTCTGTTTGAGCAATTGCATACGCTTGATTGCCACAGGTAGAACAAGTTTTAATAAATAGGTTCTCTGAAAATTGTATTGTTTGCTGCTTACTCTCACCTTTAGAAGTCGTAGAAAGAATCTTATATGTTGTTTTACCTCTATGCTTCATCATGCTTTCGTCATACAGATCAACAAAACCGCCATTAGCAAGAGAAAATGCAAAATTCTGACGTTGCACCTTTTCTATAGAGTTTACCGTAGGTTTTCCAGCGTTCACTGGTATGAAATAACTATCACGGGAATCTGTATAGTGAAGCGCCTCAGTATTCCAAATTGGCGTTTGGCCTTCTATATTGCTCACCTTATGCAGCTTAAAACTGCCATCTTCATAAACAATTGACATAAATGCGCTGCCATTGGGAATAAGAGATGTCTGAGGGTTATGCAGCGGGATTGCAACAACCGCATGCTGCAACCGAAGATTTTCAAATTTCTCCGAATGAGCAGATACTGTATATTCTGTCGATAAAACCCAATGAAAGGCACCTACAGTAACGGCTGCAATTACAGCAATTATACCTATAACCCCGAAAATCCAGACTACTACTCTATGAGTTTTATTCCCAGTTGTGAATGAAGATTGAGGTGCAGCATTACGCACATAATCATCATTCACTCTCTTGTGAGCTTCAGATTCATGAATAAATTTTTTCCACATAATGACCGCACCTCAACTACTGAACATATTGATATTCCCTAACATATCCAGAATTTTTAATATCATATGGCCACACATATTCACCACTACCAGTATCCAAATCAATACCAGCACCATAATAATATGCAGCCCACACTAATTGAGAACAGTTAAGACCTCCCCAATCATTTCTATTAGTATCAGTAATATCTGCATTGTAACCCCTACCAATATAACCAATTGCCCGACGCGCCGCTTTATCGCGGTTTCCCTGGGAAGTTTTTACTTCAAGAATAGAGGCACCGCCGGCTGCGACACTATTTTTCCTTGATACTCGATGAGCATTCTGGAACATCCCTACTGCTTCGACAATATCATCACGATTAACATAAATTCCAGTATGCCCATGCTTCCAAACGAAAAATGATGAATTATTAGAAACAAAAATATCTCCTGTATGACGAGCTCTTGGTAACTGTGTATTCCCACTTCTTACAGAGAACCTCGCAGTATCTAACACTGAATCACGAACCGATTTCTCCACCCTACTAGCAATCGAGTCAGGGCTCTCACCAGTGCGACGCGAGGTCTCCTTTATCTGCTCATCAATTTCTTTTTCACTGAGTGTGTGATTCAGATAAGTTGATATATCCCCCAGTCTTTGCTGATAATTCTCATTATTATCTTGTCCAAATGCCAATGGGGAAAAAGTAAATAAACAAGCAGCAGAAACAACTACAGATAGACTTCGCATTATTATATTTTTCATAATATCTCTTTCTCGATAAGAAGGCATACTATGCATCTTTACAATAGTAAAACACCTTGCTCTTATTGTACGCTTCTATGAAAAAATATGCAATACTCTTTCCCTGCAATCTCGTGTATGCAACCCCGTATATGTGCGTATTTGTCAGGTTTTTGAAGAGCCTCTTTAGCATAGTAATAACTTTAACGTTTTATCTGAAGTGTTTTAATCAGAAGCTCTAACGGTAACACTAAAAGTAGTTAGGCCTATAACACTTTTTGCGGAGTGAGGATTTCTGATATTAATACGGTTGGGATTATATTAGATTTGTTGGGATTGTATTAAATACAGTTGGACTTTATTAGCTACGGTTGGGACTCTATTAGAGCGTGGCTAATGCTCGTTTTGTTTTCTAAAACGAGTGTTGTTTAACGAGAAGGGGGGTGAAAACATTGTTAACGCTTAAACCTCAAAGCACGTAGCTTTCAAGGCAAGTGTGGTTTTTACATGTCAAACTGTTATAAAAACGAGATTATTCCACTCTTTTTCACACTCATGATACGGGTTTTAAGAAAGAGCGGGTAAATGCTGTAAGAATTTTTGGAACAATTAACAAGATTGTGGTTAATGATTAATCAATAAGACACTACTAATAAACAGTTAAAGCCTGATTAGCATAGGGCGATGAGATACGTCAATAGGATCCTCATGGTTTTTTCATGACTCCTATGAAGTACCTCTATTCTACTATGGCTGTTTTTCAGGTATTAGAGTCGGTACTTCATAAAGTATCGGCTCTTTTTTGTATGTGTCTTCACCCTACCGCTGCAGGCGGGAAGGGTGAGCATGAGGACTCGCAAAACTAATAGCAACGATCGAGCAACATATAAGTATACAAGTTGTGTTCGTAATGAAGATGGTAGTTATAGTGAAGAAACTATCGAAATCAAGCCAGGCGAAAATGGTGTCACTCAAGCGGATATTAAAATGCTTCACTCAATGGATGACAGTGAGGTTTACTACAACAATAAGAACCTGCGTCCTACTAGAACTGCTGAAGAAAAAGCTGAAATTAAGGCTTGGAAGAAGCAGTATATCCAGCAGTTCAAAGCGAAGCATGGTTATGAGCCGAATAAGGATGATGTGGAGTATGCTGCTGAAGAACATTTTCCACGTAACTATAATCTTTCGCTTGACTTCGATGCATATGGTGAGCTTGAAGTAGATAAAAGTCATCTTGCTGAAGCGCTCAGTACTACTGATGATTATGGTTTTATTACCAACGATTATGGTTTTGAAATGTCAGAAGAAATGGAGCATGCGTTTTCAACGCTTACTGACAAGCAACGTCAGGTTATTCGTTTGATGTTTATTGAAGGATACACTCAGTCAGAGATTGCAAGCATGCTTGGTATCTCGTCTGCCGGTGTGAAAAAGCATCTGGATAAGGCTCTCGAAAAGCTTAGAAAAACGCGTTAAAAAAATTCTAGAAATTTTATTTGGAGGAGGTTAAAAACTCCTCCTTTTTCTTTGCCTGTGATGTGTAAGGAAGAAACCCCTTATAGAAAGGAGGCAAAACTCGTGAAACACAAGATCGTTATTAACGTCACCGGTGAAAACGGTGAGAAGAAACAGGTTCTACGTGGAGCTGTGATGCGATTACCTCAACGGTTTATCCGCTGGCTGTTTGGTGATTACTCGCAAGTCTACCTATTAGATCCCGGAAAGAGCGTTCAGTCAGTTGATGTCAAAGAAGTTTAAGGAGGAAAAACCGTGAACAAGGAAATCATGAAAGAAGTCATCAAAGACTTGGAAAACTTAACAGCTCATCTTAAAACGCTGTTTGATGATGCCGGTGCTTCTGGTGCTGGTTGTAAAGAAACAGTTCCTAATAATAAGGAGTCTGTTAAAAAGGTGAGTTTAGAGGATGTGCGAGCGGTTTTAGCAAAACTTAGCCAACATGGTAAAACCGCGGAAGTAAAAGCGCTTATCGTCAAGTTCGGAGCTAACAGGCTTTCAGAACTTGATGAAAGTAAGTACGCTGAGCTTCTTGAAGAGGCGAAAGGTATGACAAGTGACTAAGCATGCTTTACTTTCCCCATCTTCTGCTCACAGGTGGATTAAGTGTACTCCGAGTGCTGTTTTAGAAGAAAAGTTTGAAAACACTACTTCTACAGCGGCTGAGGAAGGGACAGCGGCACACGCGTGGTGTGAGTACAAGCTGAATAAGCTTCTTAACCGTCCGTGCGAAAAACCGTCAACAGAGTATGACTCAAACGAGATGCAGGAGTGTTCGGATGCTTACGTGGATTTTGTGTTGGAAAAGTATGAGCAGGCAAAGCATGCTTGTGCTGATCCGATTCTTATGGTTGAGCAGAAGGTTGATTTTTCAGCTTACGTGCCTAGTGGGTTTGGTACAGCGGACTGCATTATTGTAGGCGATAAAACGCTGCAGGTTATCGACTTTAAGTACGGTCAGGGCGTGTTGGTTGATGCTTATGAGAATCCGCAGATGAAATGCTACGCTCTTGGAGCTTTAACGCTTTTCGACAGCTTGTATGAGATTCAAAGCGTTGAGATGAGTATTTTTCAGCCAAGACGTGACAACGTATCCACTTTCACACTACCTGTCACGGAGCTTATCTGTTGGGCTGAAAACGTGCTTAAACCAAAAGCAGAGCTTGCTATTAAAGGCGAAGGTGAATTTTGTGCTGGAGACTGGTGCAGGTTTTGCAGGGCAAAAGCAGTATGCAGAAAGCGTGCCGAAGAAAATCTAAAGCTTGCAGAACTTGAGTTCAAACCGCCTTCTGTTTTAACAGATAGTGAGATTGAGGAGGTTCTTAAAACTATTCCAACTCTTACGAAGTGGGCTGATGATGTTTTAGCGTATGCCACAGATTCCGCTATTAACCACGGCAAAGAGTGGAGCGGTTTCAAACTTGTGGAAGGCAGATCAGTTCGCAAGTTTAAGGACGAGACAGCGGTTATTGAGAAAGCGAAAGCCGCAGGCTTTACTGACATTTTCAAAACTAGTCTTATCGGTTTAACGGAAATGCAAAAGCTGATGGGCAAGAAAAAATTTGAGGATATTCTGGGCGACCTCGTTATAAAACCGTCCGGGAAACTTACGCTCGTACCAGACTCGGATAAGCGGGCAAAAGTCAATGTAACAAATGTAAGCCAAGAATTCAAAAAGGAGAATTAGTACTATGTCTAAATTAAATAACACGAAGGTTATCACTGGTAAGAACACGCGTCTTTCCTATTTTAATGGTTGGGAACCAAAGTCTATTAACGGCGGCCCTGAAAAATATAGTGTTTCACTGCTTATCCCTAAAAGTGATGTGGAAACAGTAAACGCTATTGAGAAAGCTATTGATGCTGCGATTGAGGAAGGTGTCGGCAAGTTCGGCGGTAAAAAACCAAACAAGGCTGCTCTTAAAACACCACTGAGGGACGGGGATATTGAGCGTGATGATGAAGCGTATAAAGGACATTACTTTATTAACGCGAACTCAACCACGGCTCCGCAGATTGTAGACAAACAGGTAAAACCAATCATGGATCGCAGTGAAGTGTATTCAGGCTGCTATGCGAGGGTTTCCATCAACTTTTACGCGTTTAACTCTAACGGTAATAAGGGAGTTGCTTGCGGTCTTTGCAATATTCAAAAAATTCGAGACGGTGAGCCACTCGGCGGACGTAGCCTCGCAACCGATGATTTTACGACTTTAGAAGATGATGACTTTCTAGCATAAGGAGCGTGAGTTAATTATGGAAATTGTTATAGCGGTTTTTATTTCAGTGTTTATAGGAGTATTACTTCTTGATTTCACGGTAAAGAAACTCGTGAGTCTTTACGTTGATATTAAACACATTCTAAATAGGAATTAGAAGATTCCTGAAAATAGGATTTAGAAGATTCTATATAAGTGGGGTGGCAGGTTTTCTGTCACCTCTTTTATTAACTTTGAGGTGATGTAATTTGGAAAATTTGAGTGTGGATTTAGAAACGTTTTCGAGTGTAAATCTTGGTAAATGTGGTGTTTACAAGTATGCAGAATCGGATGATTTTGAGATACTGCTCTTTGGCTACAGTGTGGACGGTAGTGAAGTTAAAGTCGTTGACTTAGCACAAGGTGAAACCATACCCGATACTGTGCTTTCCGCTTTAACAGATGAAACAGTGACCAAGTGGGCGTTTAACGCTCAGTTTGAAAGAGTGTGTTTATCACGCTACCTGCGAGATAAAGGCATCAATCTTAACCCCGGTCAGACAGTGAAAAGTGAAGGCTTGTTTTTAAACCCAAGCTCCTGGCATTGCACAATGATTTGGTCAGCCACCCTGGGGCTTCCCATGTCTTTGGAAAGCGTGGGAGCAGTATTGGGTCTTGATAAGCAGAAGCTCACTGAGGGTAAGAATCTTATTAAATATTTCTGCCTGCCGTGTAATCCTACGAAAGTAAACGGTGGAAGAACAAGAAACAAGTATTTCCACGATAAGGAAAAATGGAAGCAGTTTAAATCGTATAACAAGCGTGATGTGGAAGTTGAGCTGAGTATTCAAGAAAAGCTCTCACGCTTTCCCGTACCAAACTTTTTATGGCAGGAGTTTTATCTCGACCAAACTATAAACGACCGTGGGATAGGAATAGATCCTCTTTTCGTTGAGTCAGCCATAAAACTCGACCAGGAGGTGAAAACGCATCTCATGAGTGAGCTTAAGCATATTACGGGTTTAGAAAACCCGAACTCCGTGTTACAAATGCGCTCTTGGCTTAAAAAGCATGGTCTTGAAATGGAGTCGCTTGGTAAAAAAGAAGTAGCTAAAGAACTTAAAACAGTGGGTAAAGAGTTGGCGGAAGTTTTACGGCTTCGTCAGCAGCTTGCTAAATCTTCGGTGAAAAAGTATACGGCGATGAAAAACGCTGCCTGTATGGATTATCGGGAGCGTGGCATGTTTCGCTTCTATGGTGCAAATCGAACAGGAAGGTTTGCGGGAAGGCTCGTGCAATTACAAAACCTGCCACAAAACCATTTGCCTGATCTAGCTGAGGCTAGAAGTCTTGTTAAACAAGGAAATGTTGAAGCGTTGGAAATGCTTTATGAGGATATTCCGGATACCTTATCCCAGCTTATTCGCACTGCTTTTATTCCACGCACGGGATTGAAGTTTATTGTCGCAGACTTTTCAGCGATCGAAGCTAGAGTCTTGGCTTGGCTTGCAGGTGAAAAATGGCGTATGCGAGTATTCGAGGAAGGTAAAGACATTTACTGCTCGTCAGCATCTCAAATGTTTAGCGTACCTGTTGAAAAGCATGGAGTAAACGGGCATTTGCGGCAGAAAGGTAAGATCGCGGAACTTGCTTGTATTGCTGAAGGTGAACTTGTACTCACAGATGAAGGGCTTGTTCCAATTGAAGAAGTCACTACAAAACAAAAAGTGTGGGACGGAGAAAACTGGGTCAACCATAACGGAGTTGTTTTTAAGGGTGTAAAGGAGGTAATCGAGTATGAAGGACTTAGAGCAACACCAGACCATCTCGTCTGGGTTAAAGGGAAACCGAAGCCAATACGGTTTATTGAATCCGCCATCTGCAAAACACATCTCATACAAACCGGAGATGGTCGGAGAACAATACGGCTGGGTGAAAATCATAAGTGCAGAGAAACACTGGAATCAAAAGCAAAACCACTGTTATGTACTGACACAATGCGTAGGGTGCGGAAGTGTCCAATGGCAGGACTTAAACAGTCTAAAGTCGGGCAAATCAAAAGGGTGTCAAGCTTGCTCACAGCCGAAACAAATACCAATATGGTTAGAAAAGCGGCTAAGTGCTGCAAAACAGCGATGCATCAATCCAAGAGATCCAAATTACAAAAACTATGGTGCAAGAGGGATAAAGTGGTGCTTCCATTCTGTTTTAGAAGCAGGCTTGTGGATTTTACAAGAGGTAGACAATGTGCAAAAAGACTGGGAATTAGATCGGATAAATACAAACGGCAACTACGAAAAAGGAAATATCCGCTTTGTTCCAAGAATAGTCAATCAAAACAACAAGCAGAACGCTATCCTAACACGGTGGGAGCAACAATATTGGCCATACGCAAGATCGGTAGTTACAAGAATGCTATCGAAAGGAATGGGCAGAGAAGAAATCATATCAAGAGCAAATACAGCTGTAGTGCAACACAGAAAAAACTGGCGTTTAATCGAAGCAAGGCTCGAGTTTATGACATACGAAATGCCGGACCAAATCATCGTTTTACCGTATCGGGAAAGCTCGTGCATAACTGTGGCTACGGTGGTGCAGTAGGAGCATTAAAGGCAATGGGTGCTCTTGATATGGGTTTACATGAAGATGATTTGCAACAGTTAGTTAATGATTGGAGATCTGCTAATCCACATATTGTTTCATTGTGGTGGGATGTGGACAGAGCTGTAAAACAGTGTGTACACGAACGCATTTCTGTTCGAACACACAATATAGTGTTCACTTACAAGAGTGGGTTTCTTATCATCAAACTGCCTTCGAAAAGATGCCTTTACTATGTGAAGCCACGTGTGGAAGAAAACAAGTATGGTGGCGAATCAGTCACCTATGAGGGTGTGGGGTCTACTAAAAAATGGGAGCGGCTGGAAAGTTATGGGCCTAAATTTGTGGAAAATATTACGCAAGCTATAGCTCGTGACATTCTACTTTACGCCATGCAAACGTTGAAAGAATATCGCATCGTTGCTCACGTGCATGATGAAGCCATTATCGAAACTGATAAAAGCGTGAGTGTTCAAAGCGTGTGTGAGCTAATGGGAAGAACACCACCTTGGGCAGAAGGGCTTCTTTTACGAGCTGACGGCTACGAGTGCGAGTTTTACAAAAAAGATTAAAAAAAATTTAGGAGCAGGGTTAAAAACCTGCTCTTTTTCTTTGCCTGTGATTTAGAAGGCAATACCGCCTTCAGAAAGAACGTAAAAGGATACGCGAATGACTATTAAAAACAATATTAGTAAGCAAAAACGTGGTGTTAAAGGAGACTAAAAGTGGGTAAGTCTTATAAAAAGCATTTAGAAACGACACCGAATTTTAAGCCTATCGTCTACATTTGTGCTCCCTACCGTGGAGATAAAGAAAGAAACGTGAACCACGCTATCCGGTGTGCGGCTTACGCGTATTCACGCGGAGCAATCCCTATCACTCCACACCTGCTTTTCCCGTTCATGGATGATGAGAATCAAAAGCATAGAGGGGATGCGATGTTTATGGACATTATCCTCTTAGGCAAGTGCAACGAGCTGTGGGTGTTCGGGGAGAAAATCACAGGCGGCATGCAAGTAGAAATCAATCTTGCAGAAAAACGCAGGCAGCCGATTAAGTATTTTACGGATAAGGATTTAGGGGGTGAATATTGATGCTTGAATGCAAAATTTATACAGCTTCCTGTGTGGGAAACAGTAGTAACTGCTTGTATCCTGACGAAATAAAAGTCTGTGATCGAGATAGTTTTAATAAGGCTATCTCTTTTGACCATGTCACAGCACAGTTTACTAACAGTTATAGGTCTAAAGATAATTTCATTTCATCTACCTGTATTCCGATGGACTGTGATAACGACCATTCTGATGTTGGTAAAGACTGGGTGACACCTTTTGATGTTGCTTTAGCGTTTCCGAACGTGTGCTTTTACGCGTCTTATAGTAGAAACCACATGAAAGACAAGCATGGGAAGTGTGCAAGACCACGTTTTCACGTGTATTTTCCAATTGAAGAAGTAAGCGATGCTAAAGCTTATGTGGAGCTTAAAACAAAGATTCAATCAGTATTCCCGTATTTTGACAGTAACGCTCTTGATGCGGCACGTTTTCTCTACGGTGTTAAAACTCCACAGGTAGAACTTTACGATGGTGAAAAAACAATCACTGATTTCCTCTCGGAAGAAGATTTCAGTGAATTTGATGCAGGAACAGAAGAAATACCATCAGGGCAGAGAAACTCTAGGCTTAGTCATATCGCAGGAAAACTCATCAAACGTTATGGTGCTACAGATGAAACACATGAGAAGTTTTTGAGTGAAGCAGAACGGTGCAATCCTCCTTTGCCTGATGCAGAATTATCTAAAATCTGGTATTCGGCTAAAAAGTTCGGGCTTAAAGTAGCAAGTCAAGAAGGTTATATTCCGCCTAGCGAGTATGGCAAAAGCTATGAGGAGTATAAGCCGGATGATTTAACAGATATTGCGATGGCTGAGGTTTTTGCCAAACATAACAAGAATAAGGCTGTTTATACGATGTCTGCCGGCTGGCTTTACTGGACGGGCAAGAAGTGGGAAGCGTCTGAGCTTAAAGTTATGAAACTTTACATGCTTATTGCTAAAAAGGTTTTGAAAAATGCCGGTGTCGAGTTTAAGACAGCTTACGAAGAGTTCGTTCAAGCTGAATCATCAGGTGATAAAGAGCAGGCGGATAAAGCAAAGAGTGAAGTGAATCAGGCAAAACAGTATCTTTCGTTTGCTAAGAAGATGAATGATCACAGCAAAGTGTCCGGAATATTAAAGCTTGCTAAATCCATGCTGGAAGTTGCAAACGAAGAACTGGATCGTGATGCTTTCATTCTAAACACGCCTTGCGGAATCGTGGATTTAAAGACAGGCATGCTAAAAGCACATGATCCGTGTTTGTACTGCACGAAAATGACCGCTGTTTGTCCTTCACAGGAGAACATGGGATTGTGGCAGACAACGCTTGATATGGTTACCGCAGGTGATAAAGAGTTTCAGACATTTCTTCAAAGCCATGCGGGTAGTACGCTTATAGGTCAAGTGTTTGAAGAATCGCTTTTGCTGGTGTACGGGTCAGGTGGCAACGGTAAGTCGACCGTGTTTAACGCGGAAGCACATGTGCTTGGAGATTATGCGGGGAAAATACCTGCGGAGTCTTTAACCACTCGGGCTAAAAACGTGAAAGTGGATTTAGCGGAGCTTTGCGGTAAAAGGTTTATTCTTGCCTCGGAAACTGAGGAAGGGCAAAGGCTTTCTATTTCCATGCTGAAACAGATAGCAAGCGTGGATGATATTTCAGCTGAGAGGAAATATTATGCTCCTTTTACGTTTACGCCAAGCCACTCAACTATTCTCTACACGAACCATCTGCCGAAAGTCGGTTCGAACGATAAGGGAACGTGGCGGAGAATCTTTGTCGCACCGTTTACGAAAGAAATCAAGAATCCGAAAACAGACTATGTTGATGAACTCTTGCGAAAAGCAGGTGGTGCAATACTTCAATGGATGATTGAAGGAGCCAAGATTTATATCCAAAACAGTTATAAATTCCCTATTTGTAAGGTGGTAGAGCAGGCTAAGGACGCTTATCGGGCTGAAAACGACTGGATAGGCCATTTCATTACTGATTATTGCATTAAGGGTGTGAATGAAACGGAGATGAGTAGGAGTCTTTACTTGTCTTACCGTCAGTGGGCAAATCTTAATGGTGAATATGTTAGAAACGATAGGGATTTTTCTAAGGCTTTACTGTTAGCGGGTTATAGCAAAAAACGGACGGGTAAGGGCTATCAGTGGTGTGGGCTTTCCATTAATCCGAATTTGCAGGCACAGGAGGATTTTCTTTGATGTAAAGCACGGTAAAACTGAAAGATGCTTCCTGAAAAATGTATTGGCGTGTAGGCAAATGTTTCGTATGGTAAAAACCGGGTTCAGAGAAAAATGTTCTATAGGATTTTTTCATACACGAAAATAGTCTTTGCCTACACGCTACCATGCACGTTTTCAAGAAAGAAAAGCCTGATAAATAGGGGTTTTGTATTGTAGTGTACCCTTTTTCTTTACTTTTTATATAAGAGAAAAAAATAAAAGAAATATAAGTATATATAGAGAAAAGTAAAAGATGGGTCTAAAGCATACATGGCTACACAAATAACATTCGCCTGATGTAAACGGGCAAAACCAACGAATGAAACAACCCTATTCAATAAATGAAAAATAAGATTTGAGAAAGGTGGAATAAACCATGATTAACAAACAAGAGAGAACAGTAGAAGCCTACAAGCAAGCAGGAGCAGCAATGCGACTTACTAAGAGTCTGATTAACCAATTAGTGGTTGATATCAGCCCGGTGCTTTTAGCGAAAGATCAAGACAGACTGTTAAAAGCCATGAACATGATTGATGAAGTATCTTCGCATGCTGAGGACAACATGTTCAAAGATCACCCACAGTTAAACAATCACTATATTGACGTGTTTTACGGCGATGTTTCTGATGAGCCGAGAAACGAAGTGGATAAGAAAATCATTGAGATGGCAAAAGAGGTATCTGATGGGCTTTTTACGAGAAAAGGAAACTGAGCGAAAACTCGTCCGTGATGTTAAAGCTATGGGAGGACTTTGTTTAAAGCTTACCAGTCCTTCAGTTGACGGGCTTCCTGACAGGCTGGTTTTACTAAACAGTGGAAAGATTGGTTTTGTGGAGCTTAAAGCACCGGGTAAAAAGCCTAGAGTTTTACAGGTGAAACGGATGAAGGATTTACAGGCTTTAGGTTTTAAGGTTTTCGTGGTTGATGAGAAGAGTCAGATTGGAGGTGTGATTGATGCGATACGAGCCACATGAGTATCAAAAGTATGCGACTGATTTTATTATCACACACCCGGTTTCAGCGGTTTTGCTTGAAATGGGACTTGGTAAGAGTGTGATAAGTCTTACGGCGATTAACGACCTTATGCTTGACTCGTTTGATGTTTCCAGGACTCTTGTTATCGCTCCTCTTAGGGTTGCGAACACTACGTGGCCTTTAGAGTTAGAAAAGTGGGAGCATTTAAAACACTTGACTTATTCTGTTGTGACGGGTAGTGAGAAGGAGCGGGTTCAAGCACTAAAAACGCCTGCTCACGTTTATATTATTAACCGTGAAAACGTGGAGTGGCTGATAATGAAAAGTGGCCTGCCGTTTAATTTTGACATGGTTGTGATAGATGAGCTTTCAAGTTTTAAATCGTATCAGGCGAAACGTTTTAAAGCGTTACTGAAGGCTAGGCCGAAAGTTAAAAGGATTGTAGGTCTTACAGGAACTCCTTCTTCTAACGGGCTGATGGATTTGTGGGCTGAGTTTAGGCTGCTTGATATGGGTCAAAGGCTAGGCCGCTATATTACGTATTATCGGCAGAACTTTTTTAATCCAGATAAGCGTAACCAGCACATGATTTTTTCTTATAAGCCTAAAGATGGTGCTGAGAATTTAATCTATAAGCAGATATCTGATATTACGATTTCGATGAAGTCAAAAGACTATTTGAAAATGCCAGCGTGTGTGATAAACGAGGTGAAAGTAGAGTTATCCGGTAAGGAGCGAAAACTCTACGATGAGCTGAAACAGGATATGGTGGTGTCGTTGGAGGGTAAAGAGATTGATGCGATTAACGCAGCGTCTCTTTCAAATAAGCTTCTTCAAATGGCAGGCGGCGCGGTTTATAACGAGTGTAAAGAAAGCGTTCATATTCATGATCGTAAGCTTGATGCTTTAGAGGATTTAATCGAGGCTGCTAACGGTAAACCGGTTCTTGTAGCTTACTGGTTTAAGCATGATCTTGAGCGGATTAAGAAACGTTTTAACGTGCGTGAGATTAAAACGAGTGCTGATATTGCTGACTGGAATGCCGGCATGATTCCTGTAGCATTGATTCACCCGGCTTCCGCGGGTCATGGTCTTAACCTACAGGCTGGCGGCTCTACACTTATCTGGTTTTCCATGACTTGGAGTTTGGAACTTTACCAGCAGACGAACGCTAGGCTTAACCGTCAGGGTCAAACCAGCACGGTTGTAATCCATCACATTATCACTAAGAACACGATTGATGAGGATGTGATGAGGGCTTTAAGCATGAAGGCTAAAGTGCAGGATGCTTTAATCGAGTCGGTTAAGGCAAGACTATCAATTAACGAAGTGAGGGAAAGGGGTTCTAGAGAGAACTTACCTCAAAATGGAGGTAAGAATGAACAAAAAAGAATACTTACGGCAAGCCTATCTTCTTGATAAGCGGATTAAGGCTGACATGGATGAGGTGGTAAGACTGCGTGAGCTTGCTACAAGTGTTTCTTCATTAAGATACGACCGAGAGTATGTGCAGACGACTCGAAGTATAGAAGCTCCGTTTGTGAAAGCTCTTATAAGGGTTATGGATTTAGAAGCCAAGATTAACATGGAGATTACGATGCTTATCAGTTTGAAAGAGCAGATTTTGGATGTGATTTCTAAACTTGAAAGCGTGGATGAGCAGATGATTTTACGCTACCGCTACATGAGTAACATGACGTGGGAGGATATTGGTAAAGAACTCCATGCAGGTGTCAGAACAGTTATCAGATGGAATGGTAATGCGTTAGAACATCTTGTTTTTCCTGAAAACCCTATTCGAATCTAAAAATTGAGAAAAGTTGGCATGCTTTGGCATGGTTTGGCATGAGATGGCACTGCCTTCTATATGGTATTATAAACTTAGCAAAAATTATAAATACTAAGCCTTGGAAGAGTAATCTTTCAGGGCTTTTTTCATGCCTAAAAGGAGGGCACAACATGGATCAGATGGTATTACTAACACAGCAATGGTTAAACAAAACCTATGGTGATAAGCCTGGGTTTGGTTCAGTTATTACTGATGGGAATACTGGTTGGGATACAATTAATGGGCTTATTCGTGCTTTGCAGATTGAGCTTGGTATAACAGAAACGGCAAATAATTTTGGTGCTGGTACAACACGGAAATTTAACGAACGTTATCCGCACGGTGTTAAACAACAAGATGATAGTGATGAGTCGAAAAGTAATGTTTACTCTATTATTCAGGGTGCTTTATGGTGTAAGGGTTATTCGACAAGTAATAATATTACGCAACACTTTTATAGTGGAACGGGGCGTGCTGTTAAAGAGTTGAAGAATGATATGGGTATTGGTGGTGATTCTACAGTCACAATTGATGTAATGAAAGCTCTTCTTTCTATGCAACAGTTTGTTTTACTAAATCGTTACGGTGGTACTGGCGTTGTTAGAATTATTCAACAAACTGTTAATCGAACCTATAAGGATTATACTGGTATCATTCCTTGTGACGGCTTGTATGGTCGAGAAATGAACACTGCACTTATTCAGATTTTACAGTCGTTAGAGGGTTATTCGCCTGATGATGCCACGGGCAATTTTGGACATGTTACACGACGTAATTTGAAAACTATTAGCAGGCAAAACGCTTCTTCCTATGGTAAGTGGGTGTGGTTAGCAAAAGCTGTACTTAATTGTATTAGATATGATTGTCTTCAAAATGAGAATTGGGATGATGATTTTGCTGAGCAACTCACCAAATTCCAGAAAGACTATAAGCTTCCAGTCAGCGGAGCACTTGATGTTAACACGTGGATGTCATTGTTAACTAGTAAAGGCAATCCAGACAGAAAAGCAAAAGCATGCGACACACGTTTTGAAATTACTTCGGAATTACTCAATACTCTTAAACGTGATGGATATGAAATTGTTGGACGTTATTTAACAGGTGGCTCGTTTAAAGAAATCCGTGAAGGTGAGCTGAAACGTATTGTTGACGGAGGCTTGAAATATTTCCCTATTTTCCAAGAAAATGGTCGTAACCTTAGCGACTTTACGTATCAAAAAGGTCTTGAACACGGTAAGAAAGCTAGTGAAGCAGCATTATCTAAAGGCGTACCAGCAACAGTAATCTATTTTGCGGTAGACATGGATATTTATGATTATCAGATTGATAGTAACATTATTCCTTATTTTAAAGGTATTAATGAAACTATTGATTCTCGTTACTCAGTGGGCATTTATGCGTCACGTAATGTGTGTACAAGGATATCTAATGTAGGGTTGTCTGTTTCTAGTTTCGTATCAGATATGTCTACTGGTTTTAGTGGCAATCTGGGATTCCCAATTCCTAAAAACTGGAACTATGATCAATTCCATGAAATCTCAGGATATGGCGGTAAATGGGACTTAGACAAAGTTGCTTACAATGGGAAAATACCAGCCTGTAATAGTGTGCTATCATCTCAGAAATATCAGCAAGATGAAACTCAATTTATTAAATGGGTGACTACAACAGAAAAAGAGTGTTTGAAAGCGTTTGAAGGTATTTTTAACCCATTGATTGCATATCGATTTGCGGTTGGCCAATATATTCTTGAATACCTGCGAAAACCAGAATATTGGGGTGACAAATACTTTGGATTGTGGAGGCTTTACACTCCAGAACCTAATATCGACAAAAACGATATGGAGTCTCGGTCTGTATGTCATGCTGTATGTTCAAAACAGCCTTCTATTAAGGACAAAGTATCAACTATAGATATTGCTCATATGGCTGCTACTGCCTTAGGCTATATTTGCTGGGGAATACCAGAAAATAAAGGTGATTACAGCTTAGGTGATTTAGGTGGATGGTCGTTAGATTTACTACAAATGTTTGGAAATTATAGGAGGGTTGTCAAAGATCAAGATTTATCGGAGTGGTTAAAGGAGCATTTGGGTAGCAAAACTGATGGACAAGGATTTGGTTACGATGACGTGGTTGCAGACGCAGATGCCTATCTCATTGTTTCTTCCATGAAGAAAGATAATAGTGATACAAGGTTTTCAAAATCTATATCACAGCTATATCAGCATAGTAAGCGTGAAAGAATCAAGATGTTTTATCAAGAACGATTTAATTCGTCTAAAGATAATGTCATTAGTGCCTTCAAGAAACTAGCTGATGGTATAGATTTTGGCCCGTTAAAAAATGTAAATAAAGACCTTTTGAAACAAGCTGCTAAAACTGATGTTTTGCCTACGGTGACGGAAGCCAAGATATTAGGTCAAATGTATGCGGAGTTTATGGCAAGCTAATTATCATATTTCTATAGGCAGAAGGAGTTCATAGCATTTTAATGCTGTGAACTCCTTCTTATTTTGAGTTACTTATTGCGGAGTATTAAAATCAACAACTAAAACTAGGAAGGAAAAGAAAGCAAATAATAAGGAGAAGGCAATTATGAGCAGTGTGAAAATGACTGCTACTACTTTTAATGAGATAAGTATGATCTTTATATATATTGGCTTGTTAGTTTGAGGCAGTTTCTTTGTTGATGTAGCGGTAACGATTTTAAGAACTAGTGATATGCCTAAAAGAAGATAGCCTATACAGCAAATGGATAGCGTTAGCGTATTGGATAGGTTAATTTGCTCTGTAGTTGTAGGCTTATGGACTGAGTATATGGGAAGAAAATGCGTAATGTTTCTTTCTTCTAAAATCACTAAAAGTAATGAGAAAACGCCTAATGCCCAAAGGATATTTGCTACGGTTTTACATTTTTTCATAACAACTACCTGTAAACTATTTTATTTTAACAATTGTATCACAAGTGTAAGCTTCCCGAAGGGAGGATGAGTCTTGCCAAGAAAACCTAAAAGACCGTGTTCTTATCAAGGCTGTCCGAACCTAACTGACGGCAGGTTTTGTGAGAAACACTTAAAACAAGAGAACAAACGCTACGAAAAATACGAGCGTCCTTATGATGCTCACAAGCGTTACGGCAGAGCATGGCAGAAAGTCAGGGATTCTTATGTGAGAGAGCATCCTTTCTGTGAGCTTTGCTTTAAGCACCATGTGCTTGTGCCTGTTGAGCAGGTTCATCATATTAAACCGATTGCTGAAGGCGGAACGCATGATAGAGAGAATCTTATTTCTCTATGCAAATCCTGTCACTCTAAAATTCACGCTAAGCGTGGAGATCGCTGGCATAACAAATAAACCCCACCCCCTAGGGGGGTTTAAATCTCTACGAGCTACCCCATGGGGAACGGGCGCAGGGTATTTTGCGTAAAAACAGCGAAATCAAAAGGGTAATAGGCAAAATCAGACACAAAAATTTTTTAATAGTTAAAACTCGCGTGGGAAGGAGGTGGAAAGTTTGCCTACAAAATCAAATAATATCGGCGGTCGTGGCGGCAGACGCGTAGGTGCCGGGCGGAAGAAGAAAGCGGTTGTTGAAAAAGCGAGTGAAGGAAACCCAGGTGGTAGGCCTTTAAGTGTGCTTGATATTCCGGAGCTTGAAGGTGCTGAAATGCCTCAGCCTCACGAGTTTTTATCCGCCACGCAAAAAGACGGTACTCAGCTTCAGGCTAGAGAAATTTTTGAAGAAACGTGGAAGTGGCTAAAAGACATTGGTGTTAGCAGTAAAGTGCCATCTCCTCTTATTGAACGGTATGCGATGAGCTGTGCTCGTTGGATTCAATGCGAGGAAGTAACCAGTAAACTCGGGTTTCTTTCCAAGCATCCGACCACGGGTAAACCGATACCTTCGCCTTTTATCAATATTGGTATTAACTACATGAATCAGGCGGTCAGGCTTTGGAATGAGATTTTCCAGATTGTGAAAGAAAACTGTTCGACTGAGTTTGATGGTGTTTCACCTCAAAACGATTTAATGGAACGCCTGCTTATTACACGTAAAAACATATAAGGAGAAAAAATTATGATAGAAAAAGTAAATCCAAGTCACCCGGACAAGATTGCGGATCGTATTGCCGGAGCAATTGTTGATCTGGCTTACAAGCTGGATGAGAATCCAAAGATTGCTGTCGAGGTGATGCTCGGGCATGGTAAGTGTGCCGTGTGTATTGAAAGCACGGTGATGTTTAAGTTTAAGGATATTAAAAATATTATCCACCGTTTAAGCCCTGGGAAAGTAAAGATTGATATTACGGTTGTGCCGCAGGATAAGCATTTAAGCCAAAACCAAAACGGCATGGTTCGCTCGGGTGATAACGGGATTTTTAAAGGCGTACCACTAACAGGCGAGCAGAAGAAACTTTCTGCTATTGCCCGAAAGGTTTATGAAAAGTATCCGTATGACGGCAAGTATGTTCTTGATGGTGAAAAGCTTATCATCTGCCAGTCTCACGCTAAACGAGAAGACTTATTGAAAGACTATCCGAATGCGTTTGTTAATCCTTTAGGCGACTGGACGGGTGGTATCAGCGTGGATACGGGAGCGGTTAACCGAAAACTCGGCTCAGACATGGCTGATTCTGTTACGGGCGGCGGACTTCATGGTAAGGATCTTACGAAAGCTGACGTGTCGGTTAACATTTACGCGTTTTTGAAAGCGCAGGAAACCGGCCGGGTGGTTGAGTTTTCTTGTGCTATCGGGGATGAAATGGTTGATGGTAAACCGTATTCGCAGATTGTGAAAATTGCGAAAGATTATATTGACTCGGTGGGTGGTTTTGAAAAGCTGGCTTGCTGGGGTCTTTTCTAACGGGAGGAAAGCTTATGGAAAAAGAAATGCAGTATTATTTGGCTGACGTAAGTGAGCTTATCCCGTATGTGAGAAACGCTCGCACACACTCTGAGGCGCAAGTATCTCAAATAGCGGCAAGTATTCGCGAGTTTGGTTTCCTTTCCCCAATTCTAGTGGCTGAGGATAATACGATTCTCGCAGGGCATGGCAGGCTTGCCGCGGCATTAAAACTGGGTCTTAAAAAAGTTCCGTGCGTGAAAGAAAACCATTTAACTGAAACACAAAAGCGTGCTTATATTATTGCGGATAATAAGCTTTCACTTAACGCCGGCTGGGACAATGAGCTATTGGCTGTCGAGTTGTCGGAGCTTGAAGGCGCTGATTTTAATCTTGATCTTCTCGGGTTTGACGAGGCGGAGCTTTCCAGTATTTTTGATGCTGATAAAGACGTAAACGAAGATGATTTTGATGTTGAAAAAGAGCTGGAAGAACCGTGTTTTTCTAAAACGGGTGACATGTGGACGCTTGGCAGGCATCGTGTTATTTGCGGTGATGCTACTAAGTTAGAAACATTTAAGACGCTTCTTGAGGATACTAAAGTGAATCTGGTGGTTACTGATCCGCCTTATAACGTGAACTATGAGGGTGCTGCTGGGAAAATTAAAAACGATAATATGGAGGATGATAAGTTTTACCAGTTTCTTTTCAACTCGTTCGTGAACATGGAGCAGGCGATGGCAGATGATGCGTCTATCTACGTGTTTCATGCTGACACGGAGGGATTGAATTTTAGAAAAGCATTCCAGGACGCGAGGTTTTAGGCTTATACCCTTTAATGCCTGATCGTATGAGAGTTGACCGGGATGAGAGTGGTCAAATTTTTTACGAGTATACGTTAAGTGATAGTGATGTTTTAGCGGGTAAAGAAACGAGTGTGAAACTTAAACCCTTTGACGTGCTTCATATTCCCGGTCTTGGTTTTGACGGGCTTGTTGGCTATTCGCCTATTGCGATGGCAAAAAACGCTATCGGTATGGCGATAGCTACGGAAGAGTATGGTGCATCGTTTTTCGCTAACGGTGCTACACCAAGCGGAATCTTGGAATACCCCGGTACAGTAAAAGATCCGTCTGGTATGAGGGATAGTTGGAATAAGGGGTTCTCGGGTTCTAATTCGCATAAGATAGCGATTTTAGAGGAAGGCATGAAGTATACGCCTATTTCTATTTCGCCTAACGAAGCACAGTTTCTTGAGACTCGTAAGTTTCAGATTAACGAGATCGCTCGTATTTTTAGAGTCCCACCACACATGGTTGGTGATTTGGAAAAGTCGAGTTTTTCTAATATTGAGCAGCAGTCGCTGGAGTTTGTGAAATACACGCTTGATCCTTGGGTGGCGCGTTTTGAACAGTCTATTACGAGGCGGCTTTTTACTGATAAGGAGAAAGAAACTTATTATGTGAAGTTTAACGTGGATGGTCTTCTTCGAGGAGACTATCAGAGTCGTATGAATGGTTATGCTACCGCTCGTCAAAACGGTTGGATGAGCGCAAACGATATTAGACAGTTAGAAAACCTGGATAAGATTCCCGCCTGTGAGGGTGGTGACTTGTATTTGATTAACGGTAACATGCTCCCACTTAACCGTGCGGGAGCGTTCACTGTAATTGGCAGAAATAAGTTAGGTGATTAAGATGAATTTGTGTCTTGATAATATTAATATAACATGTTAAATTAATATTGTTATAGTATAACTGTTTAGACAGTGGATGAATCATTTAGGCAACGAAGACATAACGAATTATCTTAACGTTAAGCGAAAAATAGAATTTAATCTCTATGGATACTTAACTAAGATAATATCCTACACTATGAGAGTATACAACAAATTAAGAGTAGCAGAAAGGGTGGAATAATTTATGTGACATTATAAAAATCATAAAATGTACAAGAATAATGATTATTCGAGATAAAAGCTGATTAATCTCAATCTTACTTAGTCAAAGATGTTGTTTTTAAGGAGGTGCTTACAAATGGTTAGAAAAAGAAAGATGTTATCAGCAATAACCGCTTATGTAATGGTTGTTGGAATGTTGTTTTTTACATCCAATTCTGTTGCTTATGCGTATACTTTATCTCAACCAAAATCGTTTTATGATAGTATTTCATGGACATGGTTTTATAGTGATAAGGCTACGCCAGCATATAATTGTCTAGGATTTGCAACTGGTAGTATGACGTACGAATGGCCTAGTGACTTTGGTGATGCTGCTACTAAAGCGCAATTGGATAATTATCTGGCAAAGAAAGGTTATAGACCTTATAAATATGATCCATTTATTCTAGCGTATGGTCATTCTCCTGATAAAATTGTTCATTTTGCAAAGGTTACTGGTCTTAAGTGGTGCCGTGCTAAATGGGGACAATTGGAGCTGTTTAACCATGGTAGTCATGATCCTTATTACCCTAATTCTGTTTATGGTTCTTTGCAACACAAATACACTGCGAATTAGAATTCTAGGAGGTGTAATACTATGTCTAAGAAAAAAATGTATATTTCGCTAGGAACTTTACTTTTATTGGTTCTATTTGTATCTACTGGAATTTTTATTATTGGAAATAATCAAGCATCAAAGAATAGTGGGAATATAGCTCATAAATTGATGCCAGTAAACGTAGCTTATGCTGAAACGTTAGATGATATAAAGGGATCCATGAATAAGTTGATGGTGGAATTAGAAACTGAGACGAAGACTAATCCACAAGTGGCTATGCAGGCACATCCAGGAAAGTTTATTAGGAATTCTAAAAACTATCAAAGAATATTGAAACTGGGACTGAAGGCAATTAAACCTCTTTACGATGCTATTTATGATAGTAGAGATGCTGGATGCTATGAGTATATTCTAGCTATGGCTATTGAAGACATAACTGGTGAAAAGTTTGTTTACAATTCTGACTATGGTTGGAAAAATTCGTTAGAGTTTAGGATGGCTTATGACGAAAAAGTAAACAATACAAGGTTTAATGTTGAAAGAATCAGTAATAATGAAACTTTGAATGATCATGACCGAACTCAGAAATTCAAGGAATTAGGGATTTTTGCAGTTTCTGATTTAATTAAAGAGTATAGGAAAAGTGATTCCAAAGTTTCTAAACCATCGATATTAGAAGCTGTTAAGGGAATTACTAGTAAGTATAAAGAACTTGCAATAACGGAAAGAACTCCAACTGAGAGTATTCTAGATGAAATACAATTATTTGATTCTCTAGTTTCCTTAAATGGAAGAGCATACAAGTAAGGTGGATTATCTAACTGTAAAGCTAGTTCTTTAGGTATTATATGAGTGTTATACAAACATGAAGCGACCAAGGTTTTCTTGGTCGCTTCTTTATATAAGAGAGGAGGAAAAGGTAATGAGGAAGTTTTGGCAGTGGAAAAACCAGAAGGAAAATCAGGAGTCAAATGAAATATTGGAGAGGACACTGTTTCTTAACGGTACGATTGCTGAAGAATCATGATTTACTGGAATATTATGAAGTGCAATATTCCTTAGAAATAGAATCAGATGATAAAGCTTATAACGGAAGCACATACAAATCTCTTTATAATTAATAAGTGTAAGGAAATTATTGAAAGAGAAAAGCAATATTCTAAGAAATTTTCTACAGTATCAGAAGAGTTAAAGAAAAAATTTCTAGTAAATATATGAATCAGCAAATAGATTTGATGGTAGCAATGTGTAATGAAAATCCGACAGAAGCAATAGGAAAGTCAAAAGAATTACTAGAAAGTTGTTGTAAAACAATCATTGAAAGCAACGGTGAAATTATAAAAGATTCAATAAATATGGGACAACTTGTAAAACAAACTCTAAGTTCATTGAATATTCCCAATAAAGGCGTGGCAATGGATTTAGAAGAAGAAATTGTGAAACAAATTACAGGGAGTCTTAATGGTTTAAGTAGTGGAATAATTGAATTAAGAAATCATTATGGAAGTGGGCATGGTCGTTCTGCAAAATTAATGGATTAA